TAGTTACTTGACCAGAGCCGATCTTAGCATTGACAATTGCGCCTTCAGCGATTGCGTTACTTGTGACTGCGTTGTCAGCAAGTTTTGCAGCGGTAACCGCACCAGCCGCAATTGCGCTACTTGTGACTGCGTTGTCAGCAAGTTTTGCAGCAGTAACTGCACCAGTTGCAATTGCGCTACTTGTAACTGCGTTGTCAGCAAGTTTTGCAGCGGTAACCGCACCAGCCGCAATTGCGCTACTTGTGACTGCGTTGTCAGCAAGTTTTGCAGCGGTAACCGCACCGTTCGCAATCTTTAATTCACTTACTGAATCCTGCGCAAGTGAGAAGTTAGTTACTTGACCAGAGCCGATCTTAGCATTGACAATTGCGCCTTCAGCGATTGCGTTACTTGTGACTGCGTTGTCAGCAAGTTTTGCAGCGGTAACCGCACCAGCCGCAATTGCGTTACTTGTGACTGCGTTGTCAGCAAGTTTTGCAGCGGTAACCGCACCGTTCGCAATCTTTAATTCACTTACTGAATCCTGCGCAAGTGAGAAGTTAGTTACTTGACCAGAGCCGATCTTAGCATTGACAATTGCGCCTTCAGCGATTGCGTTACTTGTGACTGCGTTGTCAGCAAGTTTTGCAGCAGTAACCGCACCAGCCGCAATTGCGCTACTTGTGACTGCGTTGTCAGCAAGTTTTGCAGCAGTAACTGCACCAGTTGCAATTGCGCTACTTGTGACTGCGTTGTCAGCAAGTTTTGCAGCAGTAACTGCACCAGTTGCAATTGCGTTAGCAGTAACCGTGTCGTTTGGCAGCGTTACGGTTCCAGTAAATGTTGGGTTTGCAAGTGGAGCCTTCAAACCAAGAGCTGTTGATGTTGTTGTAGCAAAGTTTGCGTCGTCGCCGAGGGCGGCGGCAAGTTCATTGAGTGTGTTCAGTGTCTCTGGAGCAGTGTCAACCAAGCCACTTACAGCTGCCTGTACAAAAGCTGTGGTAGCAATTTGAGTGTTGTTCGCCAATGAGTTTGCTGTAGGAGCAAGAGGAGTTCCAGTAAATGTTGGGCTAGCAATGTTCGCCTTTACAGAAAGATCTATAGTTCCATTGACCCATGCTGTACCGTTCCACTGAAGAACTTGACCAGACGCAGCGCTTGTGATCGCGACATTTGTGATGTCGTTAATGTCGGCAAGAGTTCCGTTGTATTGGCTGTAAGAAAGGCTATTCCACGCGGTGGTGCCATTACCGATCTTGAAGTAAGTCGTGTCGGTCTCTAGACCGAGCTCGCCTTCAGCAAGAATCGTGTTAGCGGATACCCACGATGCAGCGGATCCTCTACGAAATTGAATTTGAACAGCCATGACGCTCCTTGAAACACTAAGTCTTTGAAATTATATACCGATTATTGCTATCACTATTTAGATTCCACCAGCATCTACAGGCCCAAGAACGTAAAACTGAATAGTCTGAGGAGTTCCTCCACTAATCTGTGTAATGCTTGGTTCGTAGTCGCCAAATGAAAGATTTCCGTTACCGTTTGTCTTTAGAACTTGTCCGTTTGTGCCATCAGCGCCGACGGCGCTAATGATTGAGGCCTCGGTTGTCCCAACGATTGTTGTGAAGTTGAGAACACCATTTCCGTCTGTGGTAATTGCTTGACCGTTGGTGCCATCTCCTCCAGCAGCAGCGATGACTTCTGCGGTATAGTCAACGCTTTGGTTGATCCACGCCGTGCCGTTCCAACTTAGCATATCTCCAGACACTGGAGTCGGGGCTACAACGTCTGAGAGAGTGTCAAGTGTCGCGCTACTTACTGCAGTGAACGAGTCATTGATCCATACTGTTCCGTTGTACTTTAGAATCTCTCCATTAGATGCTGACGTAATTACGACATCACTAAGAAGATCGATGCTTCCTGATGCGCCCGTTGGACCAGTAACACCTTGCGCACCCGTCGGACCAGTAACTGTGCTCGCTGCGCCAGTTGCGCCAGTAGGTCCTGTAGGTCCAGTAGCACCTTGCGCTCCAGTTGCCCCTGTAGGACCAGTAACTGTGCTTGCTGCTCCAGTTGCACCCGTCGCGCCCGTTGCACCCGTTGCACCCGTTGCACCCGTTGCACCCGTTGCACCCGTTGCACCCGTTGCACCCGTTGCACCCGTTGCGCCTTGCACACCTTGCACACCTTGCGCACCCGTCGGACCAGTAACTGTGCTTGCTGCTCCAGTTGCACCCGTCGCGCCCGTTGCACCCGTTGCACCCGTTTCGCCCGTTGCGCCCGTTGCACCCGTTGCACCTTGCACACCTTGCGCACCTTGCGCACCCGTCGGACCAGTAACTGTGCTTGCTGCTCCAGTTGCACCAGTTGCACCCGTTGCACCCGTTGCACCCGTCGCACCAGTTGGACCAGTTGGACCAGTGACTGTTGAGGCTGCTCCCGTCGCGCCCGTTGCACCCGTTGCACCCGTTGCACCCGTTGCACCCGTTGCACCCGTTGCACCTTGCACACCTTGCGCACCCGTCGGACCAGTAACTGTGCTTGCTGCTCCAGTTGCACCCGTCGCGCCCGCCGCGCCCGTCGCGCCCGTCGCGCCCGTTGCACCCGTTGGACCAGTGACTGTTGAGGCTGCTCCCGTCGCGCCCGTCGCGCCCGTTGCACCCTGCACTCCAGTTGGTCCTTGAATGTTTCCAACGTTGTCCCACTCAGACCCAACTGGATCCCAAACATAAAGGTTGCCAGCTACTAAATAACCATCTCCAGGATCTCCTGTCGGCTGCGCTGCTTGTAGTTGGCCAAGTGTTGCATAAGAACCAAGAATTGTTACACCAGTGCCTGCTGCACCCGTCGGACCTGTGACTGTGCTCGCTGCGCCAGTTGCACCCGTCGCGCCCGTTGCACCCGTTGCACCCGTTGCACCAGTTGCGCCAGTCGGACCAGTAACTGTGCTTGCTGCACCCGTTGCACCAGTTGCACCTGTTGCTCCAGTTGCTCCAGTTGCTCCAGTTGCTCCAGTGTTTGATGCAGTACCTGCAGCGCCTGTTGGACCAGTTGGACCTACTGGGCCGATAGATCCCCGTGAAGTTGACACTGTTGGGCCGTACGATCCGGCATTTAAGATGTCAATAATTTCTGCAAAGATGTCAACTTCTGAGCCGTCACCTGTGACCAAGTACGTGTTGAATGTAAACGGAGATACACCGTAGATGTGGACACTTACTTGATAGGCCCAGCCAGCCGGGCTTAAGTCTGTATCATCAGTACACGGAAGCGCTACACTAAAAGAGCCAGTTGAGTCAAGGGTACAGGCAATTGGGCTTGCGACAATGATCGTGTCTTCCGCGTCTACAACAGTCACAGTTGGGGTAAATGTAATCACACCACGAGCCGCACTTCCGTACGGAGTAGTGTAGCTTCCACTTACTACTCGTGTTGTAACATCATTTGGCCAAGGCATACGCAACTCCAGTCAATGCGAAAACGCGCAAAGGTGATTTTGTACTTAAAACTACATTAGAATAATACCAAGAATCTATTGGCTGTCATTCTTAAAAGAAGGTGCAAACCCAATTACAGTAGGCGTTTTATCTTCACTCAGTGTTTCTAGTTTTTCAGATAAGTTTGTTTCCATTGCCGTGTCTGCAGCGTCCGCAAGCGCGGCAAAAGCGACGACATTTACCCAATGCGGCCGTGAATCTACCATAGTCGTTGCCCTGACGAGGTCATATGCACTTAGCATGGCAGCAACTTCTGATGTTGGAATAGGCCCTTCAAGGTCAAGAATGCCTGCCCAAACCATACCAACACGGGAAAGATCTATGTGCTGGTTGTCTTCTATGAGTTCGTAAATTGCTTCTTGTGCGTCAATTAAGACCTGATTTTTGGCCGTTTTTGAAGATTTGATCCTTGACTTCGCCATATAGGCTCCGATGCAATTGCCGTTTTGGCAATTGTATCTCTAGTCAAGCCATACGACATACTCAGCGGTAACGCGGCCTTTTACTGGGTCAACAAAGTGAAGCCGCTGCGACGGCTTGCCGACTGCTGCGACTACTTCTCGAGCGTACTCGTTGTGCGACTCTGGCGATCCAGTGATGAACACGCGCCCGGCGTTGGCCATAGTCATTGTAGTCGGGGTATGAAAGTGACCCATGTAGACATCTTGAAACTCTTCAATAACGCCTGTGGCCCAGGCATTTGCCTTTCGTAGAATACTTGATGTTCCTCTGCACTCGTCACCGTGAACGAGCAGCGCTTTGTAGTTTCCAATTGCCACCATTTGATACCAATCGGGGGACATTTGCCACGTCACATTCTTGAGATCTTTAGTTCTATCTTGCGCTATTCTGTAGCTAATTGCGTCAATGTTGTCGTTCGCTGGCATCTCGCCCTTACGCCCAAGACGACCGTGGTTGCCGTATTCGCACACTACATGAACTTTGTCAAAGAATGCTGCGAGTGTTCGGATCATCGTTTCTTCTATCCGAACTGTTTCAAATAGTTGTTCAAATAAATGAGCTTCTATTTCCCAGGCTTGACCAGGAAAGATAGTAATTCCTTCAACCATGTCGCCGCCAAACATAACAACACACTCGCGAACTGGGTGGTGTGCTCGTTGAATTGTCGTCAACTCAATGACTTTGCTAGTCAATTGTTCTATGCGATCAGAGCATTTTCCAATTCCATACGATATGCTTCGTTTTCCGTTTTGCCAGTCAGTAGCGTGAATAAGAGCGACTTCAGCTTTAGTTTTTCGCGAGTCTTTTTCACGTTTTACTTCTGAAGGCTTAGCTGGGCCAGACGCAATTGCTGCGTCTCTTGCTGCGCTAAACACAGCTTCTGTGATGATTTCATTGGCTCTTTTAGCTTTGTACGCCGTTTGTTGCGCTTTCTTAAGCGCGGCTCGTAGTTCGGCTATTTCATCTTCTTTGCGAATATCGTCAGACAGACTCATTGTTTACCTTAGTCACAAGTTCACCGCGGCGATAACGACTGATCACGTTGATTGCTAATTTAAGTCCGCGCTTATTCAACGCTTTTGAAATGCTCGATGCAGGAATTGAATGATCATCAAGCGCCTTAAGTAGATCTGCAGCATCCGCCTTGCTCATTTCATCAAGTATTTCTGCAATTCGTGAGCGTGTGCCTCGAGCTGACTTTTCTTTTTTGATGTCATCAAATAGCGATCCCATAGTTCTCCGGTGGTCAGGCGTGAATGTACTTATCTAATTTATATCATGTACTGGAACATGTACTATGTATATCTAATGACAATCTTGTAATTTATTTGATAATGTCTCTAGCAATAAATATGAAAGATTTTAAAGTTGTTCAGCATTTTGCAACCCGGCTGGGATATAGTTGCGTGCATAACATTTTTGATAAAGTAACAATCTGCTCTCTCCCAACACAAAGGCTAGGCAATGCCAACAACGTTTTTATTGATGTCTCTACAGTCATTTAGGCGCCTTATCAGATGAGCGCATGGGACTCAGCTACTGGAAGATTAGGACCTGCGGCGCAGTGGTACGCCCAAAATGGCTGGAAAGTCATGCCATGCTACGGCATCAACAACGGCCGATGCACGTGCGGCGGCACTCACGCTGAACCAAAGGACGTCGGCAAACACCCAAGCATTCCAGAGTGGAATAGCCAGGCTACAAGCGATCTTTCTGCTATTCAAAAGTGGTGGCCAGAAGGCAGCGAAAACAATGTAAGCGTTTTCTGTCGCCCAAGTGGATTCTTTGTAATTGACATTGACCCGCGGTCTGGTGGACCAGACTCGTTTGAGAAGTTTGAAGCACTCGTTGAAGGCGCGTTGCCTCCGACAGTTGAGGCAATCACTGGCGCGTACACGATGGGCGGAAAAGCTACTCGGGGACGCCACTTATTTTACCGTTGTGAAGAGTCAGAGAACTTGGTCGGTAACCTTAAAAAATCTGGTCTAAATGGAATTGACATCAAGCATAATGGATATGTATTGATTGCGCCATCGCGTCATTTTTCTGGCGTGTGCTACGAGTGGGTTAAAGGCAAGGCTCCATGGGAAATTGAGATAGCGCAAGCGCCTGAAGAGTTGCTCGTTACTTTGCGCAAGAGAAATAAAAACATGTCTGCTTCTCTTGGCTCTGGCGACTGGGGATTTCTTGAAGGACTTGAGTGGGGTGGCGAGCGCGTTGATGTTGACCGTCTTCTCGAAGAGGGAATTGACGAAGGTTCTCGCGCTGTTGATATTTACGCAATGACGTGCGCACTTGCAAATAAGTTTCCAATAAATACTGAAGCAGGACGACTTGCAGTTGAAACTATGATGATTAGGTTCAATGCTGAAAAAGTTCGTCCGCCACTAGAACTTGAAGGTCCTGGTGGATTGCTTATGCACGTCCGTCGCGCAATGCAGTTTGTTATTGACAACCCTAAGACTGAACGCTTGTGGCCTGGGCTACAGGAGTGGGCGAACAAGTCGCAAGAAGAGTCTCGAGCTTCAGTATCAAGGCCAGCACAGCAGACACCAGCGCAGACGCAGCAAAAACCAGTGCAAAGCTCAACTCACACTGTGACTTCAAATTTACCCGGCACAATTGGCGGATCGGTATTGTCATCTGTTGAAGACGGAGACTCACTTGCAAATGCAAGTAACCTGTCAAACATTGATGTGCCAAAAGACCCTGACGCACTTGGTGAGGAGGAGGGTGGTGAACCTGGTAAGCGAACGCTTACAGATGTTGGAAACGGACGACGGTTGATTGACTCGTTTGGCGCCGCCGTTCGGTATACGCCCGGTCTTGGCTGGTTTCATTGGGACGGTGGATATTGGAAGCCAGATATTGAAAGTCTTGAAATGCGCGAGCTTTCAAAGAAGGTTGCACCGATTGTTGCGAGTGAGGTTGTTCATTATCTTGACGATGCAGACAAGCAATCAGAAGTTATTAAGTGGGCACAGCAAGCAAAATCAAACTCGCGTATCAATGGTTTGATTGAAAGCGCAACGTCTGACCCGCGTATTTTGATTGACGTTGAGTCTTGGGACAGCGATGAAACGCTTATTGGTGTGTTGAACGGAGTTGTTGACTTACGCACTGGTGAGTTGCTGCGTGGGCGACCAGACCTTTACATTACACGACGCGCACCAGTTGCTTACAATCCTGGAATTCGCAATGTGCGTTGGGAACAATTTATTGACTTTGCAACAGGCGGCGATAAAGAATTGCAAGAGTGGCTGCAAAAGGCCGCAGGATATTCATTAACTGGATTGCGTACATATGATGTCATGTTCATGGTTTACGGTCCTCCAGGCTCTGGTAAGAACACGATGGTTGAAGCTTTGGTTAAGGCGATGGGAACATCTCAATACGCATGGCCACTTGACTCAAGCATTCTTGCTCAAGGCGATGGCCAAGCGCATGGTTCTGATCTTTACCACTGGGCAGAACTTCGTGGTCGCCGCATGGTATGGGTTGACGAATTGCCAGACGGCGAGCGCATCAAAGAAAACTCAATCAAAAAATTGACTGGTTCATCTGAAATTTCAGCACGTTCGCCTGGTGAAAAGCCATTTACATTCCAATCACGTGCTAAGCTCTGGATTACTACAAACCACAGACCAATCATTACTGATGATGCAATGTGGCGCCGTATTCGTCCAGTGCCACTATTGAATGTTCCTGAAAATCCAGACCCAGACCTCAAGCACTACATCTTTGATCCAGAAGGCGGACTGCCTGCAGTATTGTCGTGGGCGGTTGAAGGCGCGATCAAGTTGCTTGGCTCTAGTGCACGTGATGGGCTAGGGTGGTGCTCTGCTGTCAGTGAGGCCGCTGATGTTTACAGAAAAAATGAAGACAGAATTGGATTTTTTCTAACTGAAGAAACGAAAGAAGCTGAAGACGCTGCAACACCAGTAAAATCTTTGTACGCTGTGTATAGAGCTTGGAGCGAAGAGCGTGGTGAAAAGCCAATGACACAGATTGCTTTTCAGCGAAAACTATCGGATAGAGGACTTAAAATTGACGGCCACGGCTCAAGAGCTCAAATCATTGGCCGTCAGCTACTTCCGCGAATTGTTCAAAGTGGTGAGATTGACTGGGGAACTGTTCAAAGGTTTGCGCGATGAAAAAAGTTAAAGTAGACATCACTGTAGGTGGTGCCTCACTTTGCACTGTCGCTATTAAGAAAAAAGACTTCAAGATGATCAAGAAATACGCCGCCAAGCAGGGTATGACAGTAGAAGAGTATGTCCGCGACGTCATTAAAAACGCAGGTGGCTAGCTAAAGCTATTGCAGTAGTTAAGGTCTGGCGCCTTGGGAGAGAGGCTGCCAAAACGGTTAGGTCAGGGTTGAGGATTTTCCTCCCCTGGCCTAATCTGTTTATCGCCTTTGTCAACGTACTGCTTTATCGTTGTAGCGTACCAGCGTTTTTCAAAAGGCGTTTTTATGCCTTCAGCATTGAACTTGTTTGCAATTTTTGCATACGACATTCCTAGTCCGCGAAGCTCTACGATCCGTTCGTACAGTTCGTCTGAGATCATGCGCTTCGG